AAGGCGTTCAAAATGAACGCCTTAATAATCATTGATGTTATATGCTAATCGTTGGTAACCACCAGTTACTTGCCGATGCAGAAAATCGCAAATGTCCTCAAACGGTACGCCGTTGAGCGTATGGTTGTTCGATAGGCGTATTTCAATGCCGACGACAAAATCAAGCTGCTGCCAACGGACATAATCAGCCGTGCGGTAAGCCATATTCGTTTCTGTCACAGCGAGGCGGCGGGCGTTTTTGTAGCTGCTTCTGTACACTCCCTGCCCTGGGTGGAAAGCCTGTGCCGCCTTTGAAAGTTGCAGAACACCGTGCTCATCACGGACACGTCGAAACAGTTTGTCAGGGTAACGGAGGTATTGTCGAAGCTCTCGGCTCAATTCATCAGCCGACAACCCGTCACGCAGTCCGATGTCAATACCCATTTCGATTTCAGACTTGAACTGTTCCGTGTACCGCCACACCCTGTCGGAAAGGTTCATTCCTGCCGTCTTTCTCTCGACGAAAGCCTGTCGGGCTGTGTCGTTGGAGCTGTAATACTTTCTGCTCTGTTCTTCCGTCAGGTTCTCGGCATTGTCCCCGAAAACTTGGTTTGCGAGTTCGCTGTTCTTGTTGTTCGCCAACGTCCACTCGCTTTCAATGCCGTTCACGATAACCGCTGTAAGGTTGTTTTTCAGCCCCGACAACAGCTTTTCAACTCTTTTCCGTGTGATAGGATAGTCAGCGAATGAAAACGGCTTGTCGGGCTTGACAACGCCAGCAGACGAAGCGACAGCCGCAGCCTCACGGGCAGCGGATTGAAATATCTTATCAATCTGCCGCTCGTATGAAGCCACGTTCTGTTGATGTCGTTTTTCCCATTTATCCAATCGTGCCATTGTCTGTACGCTGTTTGAAATGTTCGCACTGTGGGTCTGACAGGAACTTGCACCACCTGCCAAACTCGGTTTTCTCGTCGAGCTTGCAACGGCAAAGTATCAGATGTCCGTCGAGGGCTTTACTGTGCCAATCATAACTGTTAGCACAATCCCGACACCTGTACTTCGGCTGCTCCGCCTGTTTCCTGTTCTGAACCCTCTTTGCCATACGTTACTCGGTTAGGTTAAAACTGTCCTGCATACTTTCCTCGGCGATTTCTTTCATCGTCTGATCTACGTCGCTGCTGTGTCCGTATTCCTCGATACTTTCACGCTGCGACATAATCGGCTTGCCTCCGTTGGCTGTTACGAGGTTCGTGATAGTGTCTTTCTCGTCCGTGATTGTGAACGGGGTGATAACGGTCTTTACAGACAGTGCATCAATGTCAGCGTGGTAGGCTTCTCCGAGCATAACTTTTGCGAACGCCTTGATAACGTTCGTTTCACGGTCGAACATTTCCAACAGGCGACCGCTTTCGTCCTTGACTTTCATCTGTGCGTCAATGAAAAGCTGCTTGCGGCTCTCACCCGATAGGGCTTGCTGCGACATTTTCTCATACGACCAATCAGGAAGCTGCAGGAGGGTAAAAAACAGGGTACGCAATTCCCCGACATAGTATTTCAGATTCTCGACAGCCTGTTGCCAAGTGATGTACTGTGCTGTACTGCCTTTCGGATATTGCATAACAGCCTTGAACTCCTTGTTAGGCGATTTCTCGTCGCCGTAGCTTATCGCTTCATCAGCGAACACGACGAAAAGCGGCTTGGAGTTTTCACGCAGGTAGTTTCCGTCACGGCTCAACGCCCACTCAATCTCATAGACGATATTCGAGTTATCCTCCCAAATCGGTGTCGGGCGGTAGGCATAGACAGCGGGGATTTTGCCGATAACAGTAATGTCCTCATTCTCGACTTCCTCCCAATCTCCGTTGGCGTTGCTCCATTTGATATGCTTGTTTGACGTGTAGGTGTCGAAATACTGAATGAGCTTCTTTCCACTCTTACGGCTGTACCCGATAGACATTGCAATCATATCGCCGTACTCGTCAAACAACGGGTACAGGTCGTCGCCTAACATCGGGGTAAAGTTCCTGCAACGGAGCTTCAACAAAGACTTCTTGCCGTCGTACAGGGTGTTTTCCTGTTCAACAGCATACCACAGTGTCAGCACCTCACAACCCGCAAAGAGCATATTCAGACGGTCGGTATTTACGCTGTCAATGCGGTTTTTCTCATAGATAGCCTCAATGAAAGCGGCAATTTCCTTTTGCTTGTCGTTCTGTGGCTTGTACACTCGCTTGATAGGAATGCCACAGACAAGCTCCGTCATACGCTTTGTGGCGAGGCGTTGCAGGTCACAGGTTACACGGGTTACAGGCTGTATGCCGTCCTCCGTTACGATGTCAGGGTACTTCGCTTTGCTCATTACAGGGTGTTTCTTGGGGTCGAACTCCTGCGACAAGCCGTTACGTCCCGACCAAATGGGGACGATGATTGCTTTTTCTTTCAACGCCGCAATGATGTTGGCAGCGTTATTTCCCGAGTTGAGAATTTCTTCGATTGTCATACTGATATGAATTATTGATTAGCGTCTTACAATTCTTGCCAAACGGTTTATGTCAATTGCCTTGCGGCTGTTTATCGGATAGAACGTGTTGGCGAGTGCGTCGAACTTGTCAGGCGAACGTCCGAGGCGTTCCTTGATGTCTTCCTTTGGCTCGATGATTATCTTTCCGTCAGAGCGGAACGACCAACGTATCTCGGTTGCTTCCTCGTCGAACTTATCATCAGGCGGCAGCATAGCCCCTGTTTCGTTTTTCGGGTTCAGCCAATCACGGATAGCCCAAAAGAGCCAAGCTCGCATATTCACGAACCCGTACTGCCCTGTAATATCCGTCATATCCTTGCCGCTCGCCGTCTTTGCCGCTTCACTGTATTTGCAGCTGATGATATGGGCTTCTCCGTCAAGCTCCACACAACGGCTGTAAACTCCTGCACCCTCGCCAATGGTATCAATGCTCACGAACAGGTCAGGCTCGTGTCGGCGGGCTGATATAATCTGTCCCGCAACCGCCATGTGGTCAGCAGAACCGCCCGAGTTGTGCGTCTTGAACTCGCCAACCCAATTGCCTTTCCTTTCAACGAAACAGGTACAGTCACGTCCCATACCCGCCACATCGACACCAAGAATCCGAGCGTCCTGTCCGAGAGGTTCCCGCCCGTGTGCCATTCTCCAACGCTCGTGTGCGAGGTCGAGCCACTGTTGCGGAATAAGAACATCGTCGCCGACTTTCGGAAACTTACCGAGAACCTTTTTGCGGAACAGGTCTTCGGGTCTGTACCAACGCCCCTCAAACTGAAAGTCGTCGAACTCCTCTCTGACCTCCGCTTCGGTTATCGGCGTACACCATTGTTCGAGCTTGTCAGCCACCCACTCATAGTCCACCTGACCTGGGATTATGATACGTTTTTCAAGCACATTCGGGGCTGTCAGGCTGTTTAGACGGAACTTTGCCCAACGGTCGCCCTTTTGGCTCTTGGCTGCATATCCGACAGGGGTGTTCGGGTTGAACACGAGAAGAATACGGCTGTCGCCTTGCAGGTTACCCTCAATAGCGGCAAAGGTGTCGTCGCTGACACCCGAAGCCTCGGTAACGACAAACATTGTGTGGACGGCGTGGAAACCTGACCACGCTTCGTGGTTATGCTCGTCCGCCTTGAAACCTGTCAAGAACCACTCCTCGTTGTCCGTTCTGATGTCGTAGGTGTTGAGCCGTCCTGTAAGCTGTATGCCACGAGCCTTTGCCCTGTTATACAGGCGGCTGATTTCGGGCATCATAATGTTCTTTACCTGACGGTCTGTCGGGGCTGTGAGGGCTACTTTCGTGTTCTCTATCAGCTCCCTGTTCCTGTTCCAACGGGGTGTGAGGTAGAGGAATGAAACGGCAGCACAAGCGGCTACGAAGTCCTTACCTCGGGCTGTGCCTGACGCAACAGATGTACGGGGATTGAACTGTACAGAGGACAGGATTTCCTGCTGCTCACGGTCGAGCGTAACGCCGAGAGCGTCACGGACGAACCTGTTCCAATCAGCCCGCCAAGAGTTCATCAGGGCTATGCCCCGCTTACGCATTATTTCATCACTCAACCTGTTAGCCATTTATCTGTTCCTCCGCTTCGTCTATCATTCCACTTTCAACGAGCAACGCCGCAAAGGACAGGTCGCCCGAAATGTCTTTCTTTTCAGGAGCGTACAAGCCGAGGAGCTTGCGACGTTCCATAAGCTGCTGACGGATTTCGGCGATATACTGCGGGTTGCCAAGTCCGACAACCGTTGCCGTGCGTCTTTCAACGCTGTACGTCTTGATATTTTCCTCGCCTGTTTCCTTGTTACGAGAGGGTGCGCCCTTGCTCGTGTTCGTGGTCTTGTTGTAGTCCTCTTTTGATTTCTCCCACTGTGCCCACAACTCACGACAGGTGTCGTCGATACGTTCAAGCTCCAATTGGAGGGCGGCGTCCATATCCTCGATACGGTTCTCTCGCCACTCCTCCAACAGGGTTTTGATGTCTTTCTGAACTGTGCCCAACGAATAGCTGTCAAGAGCGAGGCGTTTCATTACCTCCTCCCTGATCTGTCGGCAGGAGTAACCACGCTTGTAGAGTTTCGACACGATTTCCATTCGTGCCTGTTTCTCCTGATTACGCTTCTTTTGTTGTGCTTTGCTCATAGTTACAGGTCTTTTGTCAATTCAATGAATTTCGTAAAGAAATCAGGGTTGCAGCTTGACAGCTCAATGTAGGTTTTGCCGAACTCGGGGAACGTGTGTACGGCGAAATGGCTCTCTGTGAGCAACCACAACGCTGTATATCCCTGCGGCGTAAAATGGTGGTCTGTGAAGCACAGTATATTGAACCCCGACTTTTTCAGGGCTTCATCAAATATCTCCCGTATCTTCTGTGGATTCGTTTCCTGTATCCACTTTGAATCGTTCCAAATCTTCGCTTGCATATTCTATCTTCTTGAAGTTGTTCTTGATTTCCTTTGTCTTGCCCTTGTAGAACACGAGGATATTTTGGTGCATCTTTGCAACCTTTCGGCTCTCCATATATCGACCTGCTCGCAGGGCTGTACTTGCCCCCGTTTCAACGAGGATAATTTCATTATAGAGAGGCATTCCCGCTTCCTTGAAAATGCGTTTGATGTCGCCGCAGAAGTCGTAATAGAAGCCTGTTGATTTATCTCTCACATCGCCCACGACGATAACCGCAAAACGGTTTTCTTTCAGACAGCCGACAGCCGCCTTGAAAGCGTTCTCCAATATCTTGATGAAATCCTCGTAGCTGTCCTGATTGCTTGCGTCGTTCTCGAGGTCGCTGTATTTCTCGAGGTCGAAATAAGGCGGACAGCTGAATAGGAGGTCTTGGCTGTCAGGGGCGATATGCTGTGCGACGTTCTGACCGTCGTCGTTGATGTATCGGGCTGTCATTCCCTCCACACGTTCGTTATTGAGGCGAGCCTGTTCAGGACGAAGCTCAATGCCGACAAACTCATTTCCGAGGTGTGCAGAAACGTAACCGAAGACGCTATCTCCTGCGAAACAGTCAAACGTCTTGCAGTTGTCCTGTCCGAACCAACGGCAGACGATTTCAGCCATAACAGGGTCGAGCAGGGAAACGCCCGCCGACAGAACCTTGCTTGCTTCACGTTCTTTCACGTCGTCGGGAACATACTTGTCGAGGTATTCCTTGAACGTGATACCCAATTCCTCACGGTGCTGTCGTGTACGCTGATACAGGTCTTTGTACTTGATTTCGGGCGAGGTTATGAGGGTGTCGTTACGGCTCTCTCCATTGTCGCCGATAAGCTCACGCCATTTCTTTTTCCGTTCCTGCCAATATCCCTTTCGGGTGTCGAGGATTGAGAAAGGAGGGACTATAAATCGGTCGTTCAGGGAAGCGTTGGCGGGCTTACTGTTGGTTGCTCCGCTTGACTCTCCGTTCTCCCATTCCTTGTTTTGCCACACGTCAAGCCCCCAATCGTCGAGTTCTTCTGCGTCCCATTCGTTGGCGAGTGCGTCCATATCCCATTCTCCATATCCGACGTTATCCTTGATGATGAACTCCCGCTGTTCCTCCTCGGACAGTTCCGTCGCCTTGATGATGTGGGCTGTCGGCTTATCTTTCCAACGCTGCCAATACTCAATGAGGTTGTCCTGTTCGGCTGCTGTCTTCTTCTGAAAATCCCTTGCTTCTGACAGGCGGGATTTCAGCTCTGCCTCGTCCATATCGGAAATGGCTGTCAATGCCCTGTAACGCATATTGCCGCCGAGAGCGACAAAGGTGTTATCAACGACAATAGGGCGGAGCTCCAACATCTTCGGAAGCACGAGGATTGAACAGATAAGCTTCTCAAACTTGTCGTCTTTGATGATACGGGGGTTCGCCCCGTTTACCTGTATCTGCGACAGGTTTACGATTTCTGTTTTCATTGTTCCCAAACTTTATCCTGTTGATACTCTCCGAACAGTCCCCAACGGCACATTGAAGCGTATATCGGGGTGTCGAGCTTGAATTTGCGGCGAAGTTCTGCAGGGCTGAACATTGTCGTTCCCTCCTCGATGATGTTGCCCGCACAGTCCTGTATGCATATATCGACCTCCTGTTTACCTATGCAGCAAGCGAGGCTGACATACACGTCGCATTCGTGTTCTTCGGCATAACTCTTGGCAAGGGAACGGGCTGCAAGGTTCAGCGTGAGGTCTGCTTTGCTTGCGTCTTTCGTCCAAGGGCTACCGCCGCCGAGCTTGCAGTTTCCGCCGTAGAAGTCCACAGCGAGTTTTCGCCCTGTTGTACCACAATCCGCACGGCTGCTGTGCTGAACATAACGTCCTGTGCCGTTCACGATAAGTTCGTATTTTCCTGCCACCTTTGAACGAACAAAATCCTCGACGGTCTTTGTATCCTGTTCGGGTAACAGGGGGATAGCAACGATAATTTTTGTAATAACATCGTTATCGGTTACTACCTGCGTCTTAATGTCAAGTCCACCGATACCGCTGTCGAAAAGCTCCTTACACAGACGTTTGGCTACGGCGTGGTCGATAGGCATATAACAGTCCGACGGTCGCCATTCAGCCATACCGAAGAAAATGCCTTGGTCGCCCCAACCTGAAAGCCCCTGTGCGATGTCAGGTGACTGTTGGCTGATAAGCGACGTTACCTCTAACAGGTCTCCGCAAATGGTATTCTCTGCTCCCCATTTGTGCAGATAGTCCATTGTGTAGCCGATTTCGTTTACTGCCGCACGGACGTGCTGTCTTATCTCCGACGGGCTGAACTTGCACTTGGACGATACCTCGCCGCCGAGCGTAACTTGGTAGTCCTTGATTTGTACCTCGACAGCGTAACGGGTGTCGGGGTCTTGCTCGATGTAGCGGTCTAACAGATACTGACTGATGTAGTCGGCAATCTTGTCAGGGTGTCCGAGCGATACGTACTCTGAAAATTTTATCATTGCTATAATTGTTAGAAAATTACTGTGGCACAAAATTATTCAAAATGATTATAATATAATCACATTTGAGGCAAAAAAAGGGGTTTTAGGGGGTAAAATCACCCGAAATTGCCGTTTTTATGAGATTTAGGGTTGCTGTCTTGTATAAATCATCAGGCGTGACACGGAACACCCGCCAACCCATTAGCGTTGCGGTATTGTACTTCTCGATGTCGCCGAGGAAACCCTGTGGGGAGGTGTGTCGTCCTCCCGTCCATACGCCTCCCTCAACCTCGAGGGCTATTTTGTGTTCGAGGATAGCATAGTCAAAACGCCATTTCCTGACGGGGTGAAATTTATGCTCCTTGACAACGTCGATATGGAGGTCTGTTTTGCAGATGATTGTAAAAACGTCCCTTATTTTTTGCTGATTCGCCGTCTGTCGGCTTTTCTTCTTCGATTGGTATGTTTGCTTATCCATAGAAAGATGTTTTGAAATACGGGCTGATTTGGGCTTTGGACGACAAAACGGGGATTGCTCCCCGCCTTGCCTGTGTGAACCCGTGTCAGATTTAGAACGGCAGATCGTCGTCGTCAGCAAATGCCGTGTTGTCGAGTGTACCCGTTACGTTCATAGTCGCTTGCTTCTTCTCAATGGCGTGCATACCGCCGAGGATAGGAATAGCCTTGATTTGTTCCTCTGTCATTGCGTCCCGCTGTTCCTTTGGCAAGTCCGCCTTGATACAGTGGGTGTCGCTGTACTTCGGCTCTTGCATTTCAATGGCTGTCAGGTTCAGGTAGCAGCCCTTTTCGCCGAGGAACATTCCGTCGCAATCATCGACAGGGATAATCAAGCAGCGTTTTACACTTGTCTTGCCTTGCAAGTTCTTCATAAATGCCCCTTTGAGTTTGAGGCAGTCGATTTTGATACCAAAATTGCTCATAGTGTCTAAAAATTAAATGGTTTATACTAAATTGAACTCAATCTTCGAGAGATTCTTCTGAAACTTAATCATCGCCGTTTCAATAACAGGCGTTATCTTGATTTCATTATTGCCGAGGTAAGCGTCCATACAGGTGTAAAGCTCGTCGATACAGGGCAGATGTCCCTCACGAGCTTCCCCAAGCTTCTGTGCTATCATAGCTGTCATACGGTTTTCGTGCTTGCGTACCTCACGGCAGAACATCATCGAGAGGAAAGCGTATGTACGCATTTCGTCGTACTCGATTTTCAGGTGTTGGCGGTTGATTTCATTGCAGGTCGAATAATAAAGGATTTGGAAGTCAAACGCACACACGTTGATGAGCTCATCTGCCTGTGAGAGTATCTTATTCAGGTGCTCCCTGTCAAGGTCTTTGCTCAACTGTACGAGATAGTGTTCCCTTAGTTGCTTTACCGTGCGTGAGAGCTTCTTTACCTCGGAGATACGCTTATCGGCACAATATCTTACCACCTTATCGGCATAAACCCACGCCACCTGTGCAATGATGAGCGGAACGAATGCTATCTGTACGTGCTCCTCGAAAGTGAAGCTCTCCATAAGTGCTTTGGTGTCGGCGTTGCATTGTTCCTTGAACTGCTTTTCCTGTACCTCGGCAGGAGTGCGTACCTCCCAAGTGAAACGCTCGGCGTTGCAGCGGACTGTCTTGTTTTTCTTCCTGTCCTTGTCAATAACGAGAACCGTCGCCCCACTTTTGAGCTGCTCAACCCTGTTCACGTGGTATATTCCGCCCACCTTGATTTCGGGCTGTACCTTGTCGCTTACCTTGCGGGCTGTTATCTCTATGAAGTCGCCCGCTTTTGCTGTCTGTTTCTTTGCCATATTCTGTTATTTTTGAGGTTATTATACTGCTGTTTATTTTATTTGCGTTCGCCCGTCAATACCCTTTCCCGTGCTTTTTCGGGCGTGTCCTGTTGTAAGCCATTTTCAGCTCGATATGGGTACGGAGGTTAATCCCTTTCTGTGCTGCAAGAGTGCATATCATTGAAAGTGAATAGTTTAGCCTGACATACAGGTCGTCAGCTGTTCCTCCTCCTGCTATAAATCTGCAAATGGTAAGGATATTTTCCGTGAACAATTTCGTGGGTTCTATCTCGACCGTCTGCTGTCCGCCGAAGTCCAAATCAATGTTCCGAAGCCCTGCGAGGTCGCAAATACGTATGCAAGCGTCTGCAAGTTCATCCTCGACTGTATCTTTGACATACAGGAGGAAATTCTTTTCAAATAGCCGTCCATAAGCCTTTAGGAACTTTACTGCCCCTTGGTCTGCTCGAAGACCTTTTCTGTCAGCCTCGACCGCTTCCATAAGCTCTGATATAATCAAGCACTTCAAATGGTCATCGCTGTGCTCCTGTTCGTGGAAGCCGTGTTCTTTGGCTATCCTGTACGCTTCCTCTTTGTACATATTGAAATTCATTTAGTACCTCCTTTCAATTTGAACTGCTCACACGGTTTGCCATAATACGGAGCAGCATAAAATATATTCTGATTGTTAAACCTCGGATTGAGTATCTCTTTCGGGCGTTGTATGCATACCCAAGATTTATGATATGCATTAATAGTCGCATAGCCCTCTTGCCTGTGTTCACAGTCCTTGCAGCGATATTCCCCCTCTTGTAGTTTTAGCGTTTTGCGAGGGTAAACGTGAACCTCATTCCCGTAAACAATCGCCCTATATTGCTTTGGGATTCTGTATGTCCCCTCTGAAAGCTCGTGTATCATTGTACGCCTCCTTTCTGCAATTCGGGGTTATCGTAGATGTTCCCGATAACAACGCCCCGCCGTTCCCCTGACTGACGCTCTCTTACAGACCACGCCAAGTCGCTGCGTGTACCCGAGAAGAATGAACGAACAACATACGAGCCCCTGTCAAATTCAACAACTCCGATTATTTCGATATTGAACTCTGTTTCAGGTATTCGCATAATATCCCCCTCGAAAATTTCCTGTCCGTTTCCGTCTAACAGCCCTGTAAACTGTCCGACTGTATCAGGGGTAACCGCATTCTCTTTATAGAGATTTTCGGCTTCAATCGGATAGATATAACTTCCGCCGATGTTGTCGTGCATCAAATCGCCAAAGAGCCATTCGCCATTGCAAATACTTTTTCCTCTAAATTTTGTTACTCTCATATTCCTGTTAATTTATTTGGTTATTAAAATGGGCAATCATCTTCGGGGAGGTCGTCGAAGTCAAACACGGAGGCTGCTTCGGCTTCCTCATAACGTCTGCGGGCTTCTTCCTGTAAATGGTTGGTATTGTCCCAATCAGGTTCAGAACCGCCCGTAAAAGGGCTGTAACGCCCGTTGTTCAGGTTGTATTTGAATTGTGCCATACCGCACTCTCCAAGGTGTCGGAACTTCACTTTCTGAATATGCACCTCTGTAATGTTCTCAATGCGGTTGCGGTGTACGACGATACCGAAATCCGCTTTGTTGTAGAAGTTAGCCGAGCCGCTGATGTCATACAGGGTCGGGGTTTCTATAATTCCGTCTTTGTTCTTCGGCATTTTTGTCGGGTGTGCCATAAGGATAATCAGAATGTCATTCTGCTGTGCGAAATTCGTCAGACGGTCGAGCGTTTCGCTGATGTATAGCGTTTCATTACGTCCTCCGCTGTGTTGGTTCTCCAAACGGTTGTACGGGTCAATCACGAGAGCTTTTATACCCTTGCGTCTTACGAGGAACTTTGCTTTTTCGAGAATGGTTTCAAGCCTGAAATCATTGTGCGGGCTGATGAAGAAGAAGTCCTGTTCGAGGTGTTCCTTTACCTGTCTGTATTCCCCGTAGCCGAGGTGTTGCTTGTCGAACTTCTTTCCCGTGAACTTTTCTATCAGCTTCGAGGCGTGATAGGCGAGCGGGGCGTTCTCGGGGCTGAAATAAGCGAAACGCCAACCGTAACGCATATTCAATCGTTCAGCTATTTCGTCGATAAATTCCGACTTACCGCTGCCTGGAATACCTGTCACGATACAGAGGCGTTTGGTCTCGAAAGAACACAGGCGGTCGAAGTTGTCGTGCCCGATTGTTACGCCTTTCTGCATACCGAACTCAAACAGAGCGTCAAGCGACTGTTCAAAATCCTGTATCGTGAAAACCCCCTCAATCTTCGTTTCGGGAGCGTCAGCGAGGCATTTCAACAGGCTTTCCCGTCCGAACTTTATCAGGTGTTCGTTAGCGTCCTTGCAGCCCTCGCCATACTCCAACACTCGGCAGCGTTCAACGCCGAAACGACGGAGAAGCTCGTCCCGAAGCTCCACGCCCTTTGTGTCGGTGTCCGAAGCGATGTAGATAACGTCCTTATCATCGAAATACTCCTCGATGTAGTCGTCGAGGTAGGAGAGGTTGGCGTTAGCCCCGTTCGGAACACTGATCACGTCGGTTCGTCCGCACTCAACGAATGAAAGAGCGTCCATTTCCCCCTCCGTTATGATACACTCGTTCTTGCCTTTGATACCGTCGATATTGTACGGTAGGAGTTCCGCCCCTGAACAGAGCTTGAAGCATTTGTCCCCTGTGCGGAACTTCGTGTTCACGAGCTGCCCGCCCTTGTAGTAGTTGAACTGAATCGTATTCGCCTGTCCGTTCTTCTGTGGCATAAACTCCATACCCTCTGTAACTCTCATCGCTGTGAGCGTAGCAGGGCTTATGCCTCGTCCCTTGAACCAAGCGAGAGCCTTTTCACTCAACGCCGAGTTGCCTGTCCGTGTGGGCTTCTTGTAGGTCGGCTTCTGATGTTTGAGCGGAGCGGGGTTGTAGAACGGCTTCTTCCATTCCTCCTGTTCACGCTCGGCAGCGCAACCGCTATACCCGCAGTAGTGGCAGGTGAACATTCCCCCAGAAAAGGCACAGGAAAAGCTCTTGTCACGCTTGT